AATTGATCGCAGTGTAATCGATTCGCTTTAGGTTCGCCAGATGTAGGTTGTCAGTAGTCTCCAGATACCGCGCTACTTCTCCGCGATTCAAGACTGTTTCGGGGCGCGACTACTAACACGGCTGGAGACTGCACTTACAGTCGGAACGCGTCCCACGGGTCTATAGCCCCTCGGTCTCCATGCGTGATGGCTCTCGGCTTTTGGGGCCGAGAAACCCATTCGGTTTTACTTCGCTTTCGGTTCGCTACACAAGCCAATCGTGATGGCACGAGGGCTTTGTTGCTGGCACTCTTCCTCAGTCAAAATGAAGTCGGGTGCCCACACCATCAGGAACAAAATCACTATGAACATTATAGCGATTGTGATCTTCTGAATCAAGGTCTCGTCGGGTAACTGTTGGCTTGGAAGGTCTTTCATCATGTCGTCAATCTCCTGTTTGTTCATACGGCCTCCACGGCGTTGGTTTGTTGTTCTTCGGTTGGCTCACTGATTGCCCACCATTCAAGGTTGCCATACTTTTCGTTACGCTTGCCAATGTCGTACAGCCAGACATTGAAATTGGGGGACTTGAACTTGACCACCTGTCCCTCGAACTGTGGTCGGCCCGGTGCGTTGATGCCGCCAGTCATGCTGTCACCTCTTTTGCCAAGATGGCCTGTAAGCCCTCCAGCATCTGCTGTGCCTCCTCGCGGGTCAAGGTGGTGTGCATTGACGAGCCACGGGCCTGCAAGGACAGCCACACGCCGCCGTCGTCCCACTGGTCAACGCCAATGCGCACGCTGTCTTGGGTGTAGATGGTTGTTTCAATTTCGTTTGACATAATCGATTCGCTTTCAGTTGGTTATTGATTCGGTAGTGGGGGCCGAAGCCCCCTGTTGGTTTAGCCAATGAGCAGACTCACATCCTTGACATCTTCCATGTTCGCGAGGCGACCATAGTTGCTGATGCTGAACTCGATCTGGGCCAATGTGGGCACGCCCAGCAAAGAGTAATCCACGCCTTGGATGCACTGGTTGGTGCCTTCAAACCAAGTCAGAGTGACATGGAAACCGTCAACGCTCTCAACGGTGCGCACTTGCGCTTCTGGGCTGTCGCTAGTCACCACCAGTTGACCGGGGCGGATGTCTTTGAGTTTGATAGATTTTTTCATTTCGCTTTTCTTTCGCTTTTAACTGACTATGCGGAATTGCTGTGTCAGTGAAGATAGTGTAACACGGTAATTCACCTTGACAACACTTTTTTTAAATATTTTTATTAGGACAAACCCTAGTATGCGTTTGCGTCCTCCACCACCTGCCTGAAGTCGGCCTTGGCCTCCTCCTCCAGCATCTGGTAGTCCTCTTCGGGGATGATGGCCGTGATGTCCACACCGTTGGCATCGAACACGAACACCTCAAACTCTTCGGCGTAGTCGGGAGCGTGGGGGTAGTTGCGCTCCTCTGGGGTGTAGTCATAGCCCACGGTGACGGGCACCGTAGTCTCGCCTTCGTCGAATGACACGGCGCTGTCAAAGGTGTATTGCATTTGATTGGCTTGCATGATGGTCTCCTTATTCCACGGTGGTTTCGACTACTTCGATGACACCGTAGGTGGTGCCTGATGTGGCCTTGAAGTAAACATAGGTCTCGACGAAGGTGCGTGGGCCTTCGGCCCATGAGCGCAGTTTGGAACCGTCGGGGGCAACACCGATCTGCTTGGAGTCGGTGATTGGGTGGTATTCAAATGTCTTCATTTCGCTTTCCTTCGCTGTTGAACAACTGCACTATTGCTGTTGTTGGTGAAAGTATAACATTAACTTGCGAGGTCTATGCAAGCCCCTCACAAATTATTTCGTAGGGACTTACCCTTAGTCCTTTGCAGGCTGTCCTGCTTCCAGAATTTTGTTGGCCGCACTGAAGATTCGCTGGGCTGTTTTGTCGGTGATCTCCGCGCCCTGCAACCAGTTCTGAATGTAGCCACGGGACTCGTGGAGGCCGGGCAGGCCGAGCAACGCGCACAGGATGTATGCGACGCCCTCTGCCTCTACTTCGCGCACATCGCGTGGTGTACTTTCGCTGTCGGACAGTTGGCCTTCTTTGGTGTGGCCCAACACCACATGAGCGATCTCATGGAAACGGGTTTTGTGGGGCAGAACGGCCACAGGGTTGACCGCGATGTTGCTTGCCACTGCATAGCCTTGGCAATTGCCATCGGTGTGGTTGAACGACACCTCTGTGACGCCGAGAGTCTCAAGAGCCTTGGCCTTGTCCCATGATGGCACGACCACCTCGTTGACGAAGTCTTCGCCTTCTGTCTGGCCCAGCACAAACCAATTGTTCTTGAGGGTGAACAGGCTGAACACTTCGCCAGTCTTCTCGCCTGCCTCGTCCTTTTTGCTGATGGTGACAGGCATTACCAGCGCGATGGCCTTCTGGCCTTTGGACACCGAGCGGCCAAGGTCTTTCCACTTCTTGAAGGTGGCAATAGGGCCAACGGGGATGTCGCGGGCCACGCACTGGCTGTAAGCCAGCAACTGGTTGCCGATGCTGTAGCCGTGGAATGTGCTGTAGCACTTGCTGATGATGCCGGGCTGGTTGATGGCATCGTTCAAGAGTTGGGAGAAGTTTGCTTTTTCCATGATTCGCTTTCTTTCGCTGTTACCTGCTTATTGCAGTGATGATAGTGTAACACCGTATTTCACGATGCAAGCACTTTTATAAATTATTTTGTAGGTACTTTCCCTAAGTCGTATTTGCCCTGCATTTTGAGGCGGTCGATCAGGTCTCGAAGCAGGATGTTCTCGTCGCCATCATGCTCAAGAGCAAAACGCTCGATCTCCGCGACGATGTAGTCGCACCCGTGGTCAAAGCCTTTGATGTATTCGCTCATAGTGGTCTCGCTCATAGTTCATTCAATGCCAGAAAACCTTCTGGGGTTACAGACCACACCACCGCGTCTTTGCGCTGGTGCGTTTTCCTACGGGTTCCGCTGTCCACCACAAACCCGCGATCCATCAAGGTCACGCGGCACGGGCGATACGAGTTGCCCTCCATGCCCATCGTTTGCTGGGCCTCCTCATCTGTCAGGCCAAGAGGGTACGAACACAAATGCGCCAGCACCTTGCGTGTGATGGTGCCAAACTTGGGCGCGATGGCCTCTGCGGCGGCTCTGGAGGTGTCGCTATGCCATTGGTGAGGGGGTAGGGTGCCCTTACCCTTGCGACGGCCTAAATCGGCCTCCAGCAAATCAATGCAGGTCTTGATGCTGTCGGCCACAAAGATGTCCCCAGTGCGAATGGATTTGAGTTCGGCCAGCACACGGCCCATCGTGCGCTTGCTCATGCTGTTTCCTCGATTGTGTCTGTAACCACAAACTCACCACGGTCACCGTTCCATGTGCAGTCTGGCAGTGTGATCTTGAAGAACTTCACAACCTCCATGACCTCGGCCTTGGTCTTTTTGTAGTCGCATAGTGGTGAGCCTTGGTTGATCAAAATCCAACCGCGTTCGCTGTAACTCAAATAAATTTTAGGGTCGTTCATATCCGATTCGCTTTCGTTTTGGTTATGGGGCCGAAGCCCCGTTGGTTTACTTGCTGGTGACCTTGACAGAGAACACGGCAGACACCTTGGTGAACTTGGCGTATGCCTCTGCGCCGTGTTCTTTGATGAATGCGTCCTTGTCGAACACAGAGCGGTTGCTCTCGATGTAGGTGGCCTTGAAGAGCGCACCCTCGACAACCTTGGCACCGCCTGCGCTGGCAGTCTCTTTGATGCTGTCTTTGATTGCATCGGCTTGCTTGGTCAGATCAGCGATCTGCGCCAAGAGTGAACCGAGTGTGTCTACTGATGTGAAGTTGATGTCGTTGTTCATAATTCGCTTTCTGTTCTCTGGTTCTGCCTTGCAACAATTGCTTGGTCAGTGAGGTAAGTGTAACACCATATTTCACCTCTGCAAGACTTTTTTAAATTATTTTCTAGGTAGTTTCCCTAATTTCGTGGCCCAGCAACAACAAGGTGTCTTTAAGCAGGTCTGCCTCGTCGTAGCCGTAGTGCGCCTCGAAGCCCTTTGTGCCAAGGCCGTGGAGGCCCGTAGAGCCGCGATGATGCTCTGGGCATAGCGGTATGACACTGAAGTGGCTAGAACGCCCCCAGCCCCCCGCCAATCGCCTTGGATGGTGTAGTTCTGCTGGCGTGCCCTCATACCCCATTCTGCGGCAGACGGCGCACCCTAGTTCAGCCACCGCGCTCATGTGCTTTTTCTCTTTGAGTGTGGTCATGCTTTGTCCTTGGTCAGTTCTCGGTCGGGCACATAGTCGTGAACGATAAAACCGCTCTCGATGCTACCTACCCACATTTCAGGTATCCAAGTAAAACCACCCGCGCTTAGACGCCTCATGTGGGCGCGTCGCTTGTGGCGGGCTGGGCTTGCGTGCGTACCGCCTTTATGCGGTTGCTTGACCTGTGGGTCTGGCTTCAACTCAATCGTGTTCCACGAGTAAACCAATGGCTGATGCTTGGCCCTGCGCTTACGGTTGATGAACTCCATTCCTTTAGCCATATGGGCGGTTACAACCTGCTCGGTAGTGTGCGCACGCAAGTTGACAAGACAGGCATAGTTGACCGCGCTGATGCAAGCATCCTCGTAGAGTTTCAACGCATCGCGCTCGGCCATGCCGCCCCTCTTAACCGCCTCCATCAATTTTTGGTGGACGACCACATTGGTGCCCTCTGGGGCGTCTTCCTCACTGCCAGCCACCCTCACCCGCTTCTCGGTGACGATCACCAGCGGGCTGTTAAATCCATCGTTTGTCCACATCATTGCGGCGGCACCCTCGTACCCACCAAACTTGATGTATTTGTCATAGGTGAATGCAATGTCAGGCCATGCTGGTTGTATGACCGCCATGTGATTAGATGGGGTCAAAAACTGGTCGAGGTGCATCATCTGCTTATCCCACCCGTATTGACGCCCAACTCTTTTAAGTTCTTCATCGGCGTGATCACCAAGTTCTGTGAAGTCGAACCATGTGTAGTCTGCGGCGTCAAACGCCACCTTCGATGCAAGGTCTGCAACTTTTGGATTCATTGCTTACCCTTTGTAAAGCCGCCGCGATTCTTGAGGTCGTGGCAGGTCTGGCATCGCCACTGCGGTGCGCCCCTGCTAGTTCGCACTTGCTTGTCTGCTGGCCGTAGGCGGCACACCTGACAGGTCTTAGGTTTTTCGGTCATCGCTTGAGTCCCCGCACATACACCGCGAAGGATGCGGCTGTATCGCCAAAAGATTTCATGCCATCGAACTCAACGGCCACCTCTTCAAGTGTCTCGTTGCGCAAGATGTTTTCTTCGGCGGTGAGTTGACGCTGGACGATCTGTCGCTTGCGCCAGCCAAGGGCTTTCTCCATCTCTTCAAACGCTTCGTCTTCTGGTGTCTTCATGCATATGCTCCACATTGAATAAATTAAAAAAATAAAACCAAGTGCGGCCACCCAGTGGGTGTGCATTGCCCAGCCATCGAGCAACACCAACACCCAGCCAGTCGTCTGCATCACGGTTGCTTGGAAGGTGTTCACATCGTGGCCTTTCCTTCAGCCCTGTTGTTCGCTTGCTCAGTGCGCCAAATTTCCACCCTGAGTTCTGCGGCTGTGATGTCCCACTTCAATTTTTCCTCGATTTCGACAGCGGCCTGCAAACCTTTAAGCAACTCGACCATCTCTGGGTGTGCGTATGCCTCTCGCTCTTGCGCCCCGATTGCGGTCTCCATAGACCGCTTCATCAGTATTCCTTTGAGGGACTTACGATAATGCTCGATGTATGTGCGCTCTGCCTTCGCACGAGCAAAGAGCGCGGCGTTCTTCAGGATGTAGTCCACCGCTTTGTGTGGGTCTCTGTCTTCACTCATAAAACATTCTCCTTTTCTTTTCGCGATTGCGCTTGATCACCATGCCAACAAAAATTGCCAAACAAATCCAAAACATGAAGCCACTCATTGCCATGAATGTCCAAAAAAAATCTCCGAATGATTCAAACATTTACTTCTCCTTTTTTTTGTTACACGACCAGTAATACCAACACAAAAGAATTGTTGCAATCCAAAACAACGCGCCAGTCAACATCAACATAATCATCAAAATATTAAAGAGGTCACTCACCATAATTTTCTTTTGCCTCCATCATTGCCTCCGCTTGCCTATATGCCTCGTGTGCAATGTCCTCGTTCCTTGCGTTCTTTGGTGCTGTCTGCAACAGCGAGTGCATTGCAATCAACGCAACGATGTCAATCCATTCAGGTTCTTGTTTCATTCGATCTCCTCGATCTTGATCTTTAACATCCCACCGATGTCTGGTGCCCAGTAAATGCGCAGGTCAACGATCTGGGAATCATCCTCATACACACCAGCGTGGGCCAGCCCGTCGAGTGTTGCTTTCAGCAGGTTGTCTAAGTCCCTGCGTCGTTTGTCTGGCCTCCATGCCTCGATCACTACACGCAGTGAACCCTTGAAGTGCTTCACTGTTTTTTGTAGCGTCATCTGGTCACCAACCAACTCACGGTACTCGCGGCCTCGTGCGCTGATGATCATGCGGCCATCGAAGTTGCGCCAGTAGGTGTTGACCGATGGAGGCCACGGCAGTGTGATCTCAATCATTGCGGCCTCATGCGGTGGCGAATAGCCTCAGACAATTCCTCTTGGCTCCATTCAAGTGCAAGGTCAGCACACGCATTTCGCTCGATTGCAATTGCCTGCTTGCTAGTCTGAATTGCAATTGCCATGATCTCCGCTTTCGCTTCTCTCAGTGCCGCATCAAACTCGGTTTGTGTGAATAACTTCATGGCCCCAGAGTTGCCAAGTAGTTGCCTTGCTAAAGGGCTAAGTTCAGCGTCTTGCTTTGTCATTTCCATTCTCCTTCGTTACCTCGGTTACCTTTAGTCCATTGATCTCTAACATCCGCCTCAAGGCTGGACTCGGGGTGAAGTTCGTTCCACCCTTTCTTCCAACGCCCAGTGTTGTCACTGTAGCCATTGAGCCAACGGTATGCACCAGCGCGATCTTTAATGCGCATCTTGATGACCTCCCGAACGAGACAGCGGTGCATATGCTCACGGTCTCTTGCTCTTTTTTCTTCCTCGTCATTCAAAATCTTCCTCCATTGTCAAAAGACATTGGCACGCTGTTGTCGTATTCAACAAACTGCTGGCTGTCTTTGTGATACCAAAGCGAGTACCAGTCTTCGGCCTCGCCGTTGCGTTGCTTCTCGCACATCAACATGGCATCAGGAATCATTGGATCGACTGGGCCGTTCTGCGCTTGATGCTCTTTCTTTTTATTGCGCCAGACCATCAGCACATTGTCAACTTGGTCACTAATCGCACCCGAACCCTTGATGTCGTTTTTGTTTGGCTGTATCTCTTCAGACTGCAATTTGCGAATGTGATGAATTAGATGAATATGAACATTGTGGTCACGCGCCAGCGCGGTCAACTCGTCAACGAACATCTTCTGTGCGTTGTAGTCGTCTTCACCAGACACGCACTTCATCAGCGAGTCAATGAAGATGTGTTGCACGCCCAACTCGACGGCGCTGTATCGAGCCACTGCGATGACCTGCTGTGATGTCACCGTACCCTGCTGGTCGTACAGCCACAACTTGCCGTGAGAGAAGTCCTGCAACCTTGTGACCAAGTCCATCAAGTGCTGTTGCTTGTTCACATACATGGGGTTGTAAATGTTCTCGCCTGCAAACTGGCGAAGCATACGAGTCAGTGTGCGCTTGGGCTTCATCTCAAACGATGCAATCATTACGCGCTGGCCTTGCTTGATCAAGTTCAAAGCAATCTGCCCTGTGACCATTGACTTTCCGCCACCGTTACCGCCAGCGTACAAGGTCACCTCGCCTGCGCGAAACCCAAAACCTTGGTGCGTCTTCGGCCACGGCATTGTTTGGTGCGGCTCCTCCTTGGGGTTGATGAAGTCCTCGCGCACCTCTTCTAAAAATTCCATTGCGCCGCGTACCTTCTGACCAACATCGTTGGCTTTGATGTACTTCTCGAAGTCAACCTCATCAGGCTTGACAATCCGAATGCGCCGCGCCTCGTCCAATTCCTTGGCCCGTTTTTGTATCTCAGACACCTGCATATACCACTACCTCCTCAATTCGCTGTTGTGCCACTTTTAATCGCTCCATATCCTCATTGCTAAGTTGTTTGCCCTTGCTCATGTCGTATGCCGCAAGCATCACCACCAAGCACTCAAACGACGCAATGCGTAAGAGGTCGCTGGCGTAGAACGCTGGCTTGACCTTGGGCTTGCCTGTATCGTTCCAGTCGCGCTTTTTGTCGTCTGGTGGAAACAGGTCGTTCATTTCCATGCCGACTGCACCGACTACATCATGCACCGCGCATCCACCAAAACAATGCACCAGCACGCGGCCATCTTCGGTCTCCCGAACTGACAGCGATGGTGACTTGTCTTCGTGTGCTGGGCACTGTGCAGTCCATGAACCATTTCGGCCCCTGACCTTGCCTAGACGCGAAACAAAACGCTCGGCTGGGGTCATATCACCCTCCGCCCTGTTGCCTGCTGTTCGCCTGCATCGTCTTCCCAGCGGCGCTGGTTGATGTAGGTCAATGGCGCAGGATCAAAACCTGTTGTCCACTGCTCAGTGCGTTTCAACTTGCTCACGCTGGCAATGATGGCGTCGGCCACCATATCGAGGCTGTGCTTGGCCCACTTCTTTTCGCACTCAGCGCGGGCAACCTTCCTTTTTGACGAAGGCCATGCAGACCAAAAGTCGTTGAATCGCGATGTTGTCGGTGTCACCGACGATATATTCTTATTCTGTATCTGTATCTGTTTAGGGTTAACCTTCGGTTTCGTTTCGGTTACCGATTCGGTTTTCTTCGGCCTACCGCCTCGCTTTCCGAGTTGTCGATTATTTTCGACTTGGTGTTGATACTTCGCGATTTCAGCATCACAACGACTGTTGCGATACCCGTCAACACCCTTGTCAAAGAATTCCTCCAAAACCGATTCGGTTATGTCCAAATCAAGGCGGATTTTGCGTGCAACCGATTCGGTTTCAAGTGGGATTGGTTTCTCGCTGATGTAATACAAATCAAGCAGGCGGCGGTATGCCAAGTCTTCAGCATCCGATAGGTGGTTGGTGTGTGTGATGTAGTCGCCAAGATAGAATTTGTACCAGATCACTTGATGTCTCCAAAGATGTCAGGCCGCAATGTTGCACGCAACACCTTGCCCTTTGTGTACCGTTCAATGGCAACGCAAACCTCTGCGCTTGCCAACCCTCGACCTGTGATGAGTGCGGCCATCCACTGCTTGGTTACGCCCAAGTGTCGAGCCAGCGCGATCTTCGATCCTCGCGGCTTATCTTCAAAAAATTCATCCAATGTCATTGTGACCCTTTCGTGTTAGTGAAACTTGATCATACACCAAAAAATCATTTGTGCAAGCACTATTGCAAAATAAGTTAAAGAGTGTATGATACCAACACATCAACAGCGAAGGGAGAGTGTATGCACAGCGAAGAGGAATACAACCAAGCAATGCTGGAGAGGCAACAAATGCTTGAGGAGGCTCTAGAACGGGCTGAGACAGGCGTTGCAACCGAGGACGACTGGGACATCATATGTTTTTCATGTGGCGTAACCAGACGGCCAAAATCAACTGAAACTAGGAGCGAATGATGGCTTTAATAGCGAGAGAAAGCGGCGGCGGCGGAACCTTTACCCCAGTGCCCCCGGGGATGTACTTGGCGCGGTGCTACCGCATCGTAGACCTTGGCACGCAGAAGAGCGAATACCTTGGACAGATCAAGAACCTGCCCAAAGTGATGTTGCAATTCGAGGTGCATGGAGAAGACGACGCAGGCAAACCATTGGTCACGGCCAAGAACGAGCCAATGTCAATCAGCAAGAACTTCACACTGTCTCTGGCAGAGAAGGCAACCTTGCGCAAAGACCTGCAAACATGGCGTGGCCGCGAGTTCACCGCCGATGAATTGCGTGGGTTCCAAATCGACAATGTGTTGGGCGCTTGGGCGATGATTGCCATCACCAAAGCGGTGGGCAACAACGGCAAAGAGTACACCAACATTGCCAACATCAACTCGGTGCCCAAGGCCATGAAGGCGAACCTGCCTGAAGGCCACAACAAGTGCGCCGCGTTCTACATTGAAAGCCCAGACATGGATATGTTTGAGACCTTCAGTGACAACCTTCGCGCCAAGATCGAGCAGTCACCTGAGTGGCAAGCCCGTAAAGGCAACCAGCCCGCCAAAGCCGCAAGTGCCTCCAAAGGTTCAGGCTTTGACGACATGGACGACGACATCCCGTTTTAAACCAAAAGGAGAGTGGCTATGTTTATTTCGAGCAAAGAGAAAAACCAAATTGAAGAGACACTTAAAGCACTTTGTATGCGTATTGAACACCTCGGTGATGATGTGCTTTATCTTTCTGGAAAAATAAAGGCGCTTGAGGGTAAGAAGGCACCGTCAACGAAGCCTCGAAAACAATCAACAATGAGCGCAGAGGGCCGAGCAAGAATAGGTGCCGCAGTGAAGGCTTATCACGCAAAGAAAAAACTGGAGAAACAAAATGCTACAAGCATCAGCGCCACGAGCATCTGAGTCAAATCACTGGTACACCCGTGACGGGGTGCCTCAGTACACCGTAGAGGCCAAGAAGGGGGGACAGCGCAACACTACCCTCCGCGACGCCCGCACGATGAACTTGGTGCCCAGTGTCACTACAATCCTCAATATCGCCGCGAAACCAGCCTTACTGGCTTGGATGCAACAGCAAGTGTTGTATGCGGCGCTCACGCTTCCACGCCGCCCAGACGAGCCTGAAAAGGAATACATCGACCGAATTATCAACGATTCCAAAGAACAGGGTCGTTCTGCGGCGGATGCTGGAACAGACATCCATGCATCGATACAAGGACACTATGAAGGACAGACAACAGGAAAACACCAAGAGAGTGTTACAG